GATGTTACTGGATGGCGCCGGCGAGCTGGTGGTGAACAAGGCAATCGAGATTGCGATGAACGATAACCATCCAGCGCAGGCTGCGATGATTAAGCTGTGCATGGACAGGACACTGCCTGTAAGCCTGTTTGAGAAGGACAGGCAACATAGAAGCGCGGTTACGATCAACATCACTGGGTTGGGTGCTGTGGTTGAACCGGCTACCATTGAAGGGGATGTAACGGATGTCTGAGCGAGGAACAAATGACTAATGAAGATCGACTTCTGGCCGCGCTGGAGTATCAACGTGCGATGCAGCCTGCTTTCGGAAACCCTAACTTGATGCGGCAGGGTCGGCGGATGAACCTACCTGCGCGTCAGGTTCCTGGGCCGGTGTCAGAGTTTGGGACTCAATTCGTTTCTTTTGACCAGCAGCCTGACCAGGGCTATGGCACGATGGCAGCAGAGATGGCTTTAGGCTTTGTGCCTGGGGTTGGGCAGGCGATGGCGGTGCGGGACATCGAGCGAGCCAGGCGTGACGATGATCCGTTGGGCATGGCGCTGGCAGGATTGTCACTTGTACCGTTTGGCAAGATGATAGGCGCGATGCGTGGCGGCAAGCAGGTTGGGCCGGTATCGCAGTTGGATGTGTATCACGGTTCGCCGCACAAGTTTGACAAGTTTGATGCCAGCAAGATCGGGACTGGTGAGGGGGCGCAGGCTTACGGGCATGGGTTGTATTTTGCAGAAGCGCCAGCAACGGCCCGAATTTATTCAGCGGACAGAGCATATGTTGGTTCTGCAATGCAGGGAAAGCCTTCAACAATAAACTTTGATGACCCAGCGTGGCTTGCACAAAAAACAATTGATGAATTAGGAGACATAAGCAAAGCTACATCACACCTAAAAATGGTGCAACGTACTGCTGCAAAACAGCAATCTCCAGAAACCAAAACGCAGGTTCAAGCAGCAATTGATTTACTTGAATCAGGAAATATATCGACAAAAGGCTCCCTCTACAAAGTAGACCTCCCCGACGCGCAGATAGCAAAGTTTTTGGACTGGGATAAGCCGTTGAGTCAGCAGAGTTGGTATCGTCCGGTGGCTGACGTTGTGAAGGAATACAAGGGCGCAGGCAAAGGTGTTGATGATTATGCAAGGCTGATTGCAAAAGCCAATGCTAGAGGCAGCGAGGTAACTGGCAGGCAACTTTACGAAGGTATGCTGTCTCAATTCGGAGGTAGTCAAGCAAAGGTTAGCGAGTTCATGCGTGATGCAGGCATTCCCGGCATCCGCTACCTAGATGAAGGCTCCCGCGTTGGCGGCAAAGGCACAAGCAACTTCGTCGTATTCCCCGGCAGCGAAAGTATGCTTAATATATTGGAGCGCAACAATCAAAATGTTGGGAACATGATGAAGCCGACTGTTCCTGCGCCATCGCTTATGTATAAAGACCCATTTGGCTCGACATACTGATGTCTGACCTAAACTTCCAGCTACTCCCCTGGCAGCAGACGGTATATACAGACAAAACAAGGTTCAAGGTCATCGCTGCTGGCCGGAGGTGCGGTAAGTCTAGGCTGGCGGCAACCATCCTGCTGATCGAGGCGCTGCGTTGTCCTGCTGGAAGTGCGGTGCTGTATGTCAGCCCGACTATGGGACAGTCTCGGCAGATCATCTGGGACTTGCTGCTAGACTTGGGGCGAGAGGTGATCCAGTCTGCACATGTGAACAACCTAGACATCACGATGATTAACGGCGCCAGAATTTATGTGCGCGGTGCTGACAGGCCAGATACCTTGCGGGGTGTCAGCCTGACGTATGCGGTGCTGGACGAGGTGGCGGACATCAAGCCCGCTGCCTGGGAGCAGGTCATAAGAGCATCTTTGTCGGACAAGAAAGGCTCGGCCATGTTCATCGGAACACCTCGAGGCCGGAACTGGTTTTTTGACTTGTGGAACTTGGGGCAGTCTGAAGATGACAACGACTGGAAGTCTTGGCACTTTACAACTGCCGATAACCCTCTGATAGACGCACTTGAGATCGAGTCTGCCAAGAAAACGCTTTCCAGTTTTTCTTTCAAGCAGGAATACATGGCGAGTTTCAGTAATGCCGGGTCTGACATCTTCAAAGAAGAGTGGATTAAGTATGGCGAGGCACCGCCGATTGGAAGCCACTTCGTTGCAGTTGACTTGGCTGGCTTTGAAGAAGTTGCCAAGCAAGCTGCGAATGTAAAAAAGAGATTGGACGAGTCTGCTATTGCAGTGGTGAAGGTCACGGATGATGGCCAGTGGTTCGTAGAAGAGATTGAGCATGGGCGGTGGGATATACGCGACACATCTTCCAAGATACTGATGAAGATGCGGGACGATCGACCTATCAGCGTGGGGATTGAACGTGGCGCTTTAAAGAATGCAGTTCTGCCCTACTTGTCAGACTTGATGAGAAAGAATAATGTATATAGCCACATCATTGATCTGACGCATGGCAATAGAAAGAAAGCTGATAGAATTATTTGGTCATTGCAAGGTCGGTTTGAGCATGGCAGGATTATTCTCAACAGCAAGAAAGACTGGTCTGACTTTACCGACCAGCTTCTGATGTTCCCGGCGCAAGGGGTTCACGACGATTTGCCGGATGCGTTGAGCTACATTGACCAACTGGCGGTGACAAGTTACTTTGAAGAAGAAGAAGAAAATTACGTCTGGAAGCCACTCGATATTCTGAGTGGTGTCTAACATACGAGGTCGCACAATGGCTGAATTAGAACAGAATGAGTATCAAGAACCGACCGAAAACGACAAAGAGATAACTGCCTTTGTCACTGACCACTGTGATCGGTGGCGAGACTATAGAAACACGAATTTTATGACTGCGTACCTTGAGTACGAGCGAATTTTCCGTGGTGAATGGGCATCTGAGGACAAAACGCGTGAGTCGGAGCGGAGCCGGATTGTTACGCCAGCCACTCAACAGGCAGTTGAGACTCGACACGCTGAAATTATGGAAGCGATCTTCGGCCAGGGCGACTTTTTCGACATCAAAGATGACCTGCGTGATGTAAACGGTAATCCGCTGGACGTTGAAGCCCTCAAAGCGCAGATGATGGAGGATTTCAAGGTAGACAAGATACGAAAATCTATCGATCAGATTGAATTGATGGCTGAAATCTACGGAACTGGCATTGGCGAGATCATTGTCAAGACTGAACAGATATTTGAGCCAGCAACGCAGCAGATTCCTGGCGATATGGGGCAGGCAGCTATCGGTGTGGTGGAAAAAAGCCGGATTGCGGTAAAGATTATCCCTGTAAACCCTAAAAACTTTCTGTTTGACCCGAATGGCACCTCCATTGATGACTGTATGGGCGTAGCAGTCGAGAAGTATGTCGGCATTCACAAGGTTGTGCAGGGCATGGAGTTGGGCATCTATCGCAAGGTGGATTTAGGCACAGCTTCTGAGGACACTGATTTGGAACCGACGCAGGAAGTGACGCAGTATCGTGACCAGAAAGTGCGTCTGCTGACCTACTACGGTCTTGTGCCCAAAGAGTATCTTGATAATCTTGAGGAAAACAAAGAAGTTGTTGAGTTGTTTCCAGAAAGTAGCGTTGCCGATGACTATTCCAACATGGTCGAGGCCATTGTGGTTATCGCCAACGAAGGTGTTTTGTTGAAGGCAGAAGCCAATCCTTACATGATGAAAGATCGTCCGATCATCAGTTATCAGGATGACACTGTGCCTAACCGTCTGCTTGGACGCGGGACGGTCGAGAAGTCCTACAACATGCAGAAAGCGATAGACGCGCAGGTTAGAAGCCATCTGGACAGCCTGGCTCTGACTACTAGCCCGATGATGGGATTAGACGCAACCAGGCTGCCGCGGGGCGCCAAGTTTGAGGTAAAGCCCGGCAAGGCGTTCATGGTGAACGGCAACCCTGCGGAGATTCTCTATCCGTTCAAGTTTGGCGAGACGAGCTTAAACAATATGGCGACTGCCAAAGACTTTGAGAGAATGCTGCTGCAAGCTACTGGCACGATGGATAGTCAGGGCATGGTGAGCCAAGGTAATCGAGACGGTGCCGGTATGAGCATGGCCGTAGCAACGATCATCAAGAAGTACAAGCGCACACTGGTAAACTTTCAGGAAGATTTCCTGATTCCGTTTATCCAGAAAGCGGCATTCCGGTTTATGCAGTTTGACCCGGAGCGATACCCATCGGTGGACATGCGCTTCATCCCAACGGCAACCTTGGGCATTATTGCCAGGGAGTATGAGCAGCAGCAGTTTATCGGATTGCTACAGACACTCGGCCCCAATACGCCAGTGCTGCCGCTGATTCTGAAAGGCATCTTGAACAACAGCAGCTTGACCAATCGCTTTGAGTTAATCGCGGCGCTCGACCAGATGAGCCAGCCTAATCCTGAAGCGCAGCAATTGCAGCAAGCGCAACAGCAGCTCGCGCTACAAGCAGCACAAGCGGCTATCGCTGTAGACACGACGCAGGCAGAACAGAATCGTGCAGAGGCTACTAAGCTGATGACCGAGACTCAACTGATGCCGCAGGAAACACAGGCTAAGATACTGGCCTCGACTACCAAGAATCTTCCACAAGGCAACGAGTCTAACGAGTTTGACAAGCGCGTTAAGATTGCCGAGCTTATGTTGAAAGAAGCTGACATGAAGAACAAGAGCAAGATTGTTGAACTTCAGATGGCTGAAAAGCGCAACAAAGTCGCTGGTATGGAAGAAGATTTCCTCGATCAGTTGACGAAGGAGTTGAGCAATGGACGTTGATAAACTTGCAATAGACCTTCTTTTGAAGGGCATGACCCAAGAGCAGCAGACAATTGCGCTTGAGTCTATAAAAGATTCAGTTGCTCAAGCCAAAACCATTCAGAAACAACGCATAGGCGAGAACGTCAATGTTGTGATTCAAGCCTTGCGAAAGATGGAGGCTGATCTGCGTGGAGAGTACAGCGATGTTGCTGACAAGCTATCTGAACGCATTACCTCGATTAAAGATGGCCAGGACGGGCGCAACGGCTCAGATGGTCGTGCTGGTAAAGATGGACGAGCTGGGCGCGATGGACTGGCTGGCAAAAAAGGTGAAGATGGATTGCCAGGCCGTGACGGGGTAGATGGTGTTGATGGCGTATCGGTCACGGATGCCAGTATCGACTTTGATGGATCTCTCGTTATTACTTTGTCGAATGGTCGTGTAATCAATGTTGGCGAGGTAGTCTCGCAAGAGTTGGCGAACAACATCAAAGTAATTTCCACGATGTCCACGAACGGCGCGGTGGGCATTAAAGACGAAGGCACATCAATATCTACTGGTGTCAAGAACATCAACTTTGTTGGTGCTACAGTCACAGCCACGGCATCTGGTGATGATGTCACTGTAAACGTCAGTGCTGGAACTGGCACCGTCACATCAGTAGCTGTCTCTGGTGGCACTACGGGACTGACTACTAGCGGTGGCCCGATTACCACAACCGGCACTATTACATTGGCCGGAACTCTCGCAACTGCTAATGGTGGCACTGGCAATGCTACAGGCACCGCCACAATTAACGCCAACCTAACTGGCGATGTAACCTCTGTCGGTAACGCATCAACGCTTGCGACAGTCAATTCCAACGTTGGCGCATTTACAAATGCCAACATCACTGTCAATGCAAAAGGATTGATTACTGCCGCTGCTAGTGGGGGCGGCGTGACATCCGTTACTGGAACATCGCCAGTTGTATCCTCCGGTGGAACAACACCGGCCATCAGTATGCCTGCGGCGACAACAAGCGTTAATGGCTACCTGACCAGCACCGACTGGAATACGTTTAACGGCAAGGGCAGCGGAACCGTGACCAGCGTGGCGCAGTCGTTTACCGGCGGCTTAATTTCGGTAAGCGGATCTCCGATAACAACCAGCGGCACCTTGGCGCTAACCGTAGCTGGAACCAGCGGTGGTGTGCCTTATTTTTCAAGCTCATCGACCTGGGCAACCTCTGCCGCTCTTGCGGCTAACGCGTTGGTTATTGGCGGTGGTGCTGGGGCTGCTCCAGCCACAACCGCAACTGGCACAGGCGTAGTTACTGCTCTCGGTGTGAATACTGGAACCGCGGGGGCGTTTGTAGTCAACGGTGGTGCGCTTGGCACACCGTCTAGCGGCACCCTTACCAGCGCCACAGGGCTGCCTATCTCAACAGGAGTATCAGGTCTAGGCACCGGCGTTGCGACTTTCCTTGCTACGCCATCCAGCGCAAATCTTGCGGCTGCTGTAACTGGCGAGACAGGTACAGGCGCACTGGTATTTGACACGAGCCCAACACTGACTACTCCGGTCATATCGTCAATTACAAACACTGGCACTCTCACACTGCCGACACTGACCGGCACCGTAGGTCTAGCCACAAGAACAGTTCAGGTATTTACGTCTGGGTCAGGGACTTATACGACACCCACTGGGTGTAAGGCTATTTCTATTCGTTGTGTCGGTGGCGGCGGTGGAGGTGCTGGTGCTGGAACTGGAGCTGGTGCTGGTGGAAGCGGCGGCAGTACAACCTTTAGCACATTGACTGCTGCATTTGGCACAGGTGGCTCAGTAACTGGCCCCGGCGGGACTGGCGGTTCTGGAACGAATGGAGATTTAAATGTTCAAGGTGGCAACGGCGGTTTTGGTGGTGGTGGCGCAACACAAAATGCGGGTGGTGGTGGCAGTACACCATTAGGGTGCGGTGGTGGTGTTGTCCCGTACGGCGGTTACAACGGGACTGCGGCAGCGGGGTATGGCGCAGGCGGTGGCGGGGCAAGTTCTCCAGCAAGCGGTTCCGGCGGGGGCGGCGGCGCTGGTGGCTACGTTGAAAAATTGATTTCCTCCCCAGCAGCTACGTATTCTTACGCCATAGGCGCGGCGGGGGCGGCAGGGGCGGGGGTTACTGTAGGGACTGCGGGAACTAGCGGCGTGATCATCGTAACGGAGTCTTATTAAAATGCAAACCTACGCAATTATCAATTCTGGTGTTGTCGTTAACATCATCGAATACGACTCTCAGCCCACTACACCGCCACCGGGATTTGACGACGGTTATATGGCTGTGCAAGCTGACAGAGTAAGCCCCGGATGGCTATATGAGGATGGCGCGTTTATAGATACGACACCTCCTGTTGAGCCTATGGTCATGCCGCCAGTAAAAACTCTTGCAGAACAAATCCTTGCAAGCCCTGATGACCTTGCTGCACTTAAAAAGGCATTAGGCTTGTGATGGACAAAGAGCTTCAAAAGTACTACGAAGAACGCTTTGCAATGATGGGAAGCACTGGCTGGAAGGATTTGACTATCGACATTGAAAGTATGATAGATTCCCTCAATAACATTGGTTCAATTACAGACGAAAAGACTTTGCATTTTAGACGAGGCGAGATGTCTATACTGATTTGGCTGAAAAACCTTAGAGGTGTCAGCGAGCAGGCATACGAGGAGTTAAATGAGAAGAATGTATGAATTTGTCTGCGAAAGCGGGCATTTAACGGAAAGTCTGGAGGCTTACGAAGTCAAGGATTTACCGTGTTGGTGCGGTGGGCAATCTCGGCGCATCATTAGTGCAGCAGCGATTAGCTTAGAAGGGTGGTCTGGCCATTTTCCCTCTGCCCACGGCAGATTTGACCGGATTCATCGTGAAAAGCTGAAAGCAGAACGCAAGGCCAGCGCGTAAGCGTTGATTATTTAAACCCCAAGTTGGGATAAAGAATCTAACTCATAAGCAACTTTGCCGAGTTATTCTCCTACTAGAAAGGTAAAAACGTATGTTGATTGACAAAGAACAAGAGGCGCTAGGCGAACTCGAAGTAGAAGAGCAAAAATCTGAGCTTTCCGCAAAACCTGAACTTCCTGCGAAATATCAGGATAAAAGTTTAGAGGAAGTTGTGCGGATGCACCAAGAGGCTGAGAAGCAGATTGGCAAGCAAGGCCAGGAATTTGATGAAGTCAGACGATTAGCTGACGAGTTGCTCAAGCAAA